CCTCTTGTATCGCGTCCACCGCTGGCCGCATCACGGTCGGATTCTGGACGTAGTAGGACTTCAATCTTTCCGACGTGAAGTCCGCAATTGCTTCGTTGCGTAGCTTCTCGTAAAAGTCATCGCGCGCCGCATCCATATCGTCGTAGCTCATTTTCGTCGCTCCACCAACTAGGTCAGACCAAGAGCTTCCAATCGCAATTCACCATCGCTTTCATCTGTAGATCCGCCCGGAGATCGAAGTTTCTGACATCAGATTCGACGGTCCCGCGGATAGTGGTGTACAGGTGAGCGCCCCCTTTGCCGAAGTTATATAGCTCCGTTTCCAGCGGATCGCTTAAATCGAATTCGCCCAGATCAACGGAACCGACTCCCGGTCCCACGACTTTAACGTGCTTGTTGAGCGTGGCCTTCAGATGCTGGGACTCGTATCGAATTTCCAGTTCGCGCAGTTCTACGTCGATCTCGAAGGGCAAGAGGTTCACGACGGCGATCTGCAAGCCGATCAGTGCGGGAGTAGGACGCGACTTCCGCATCTCGAACACGGAGCCGATTCCGGAAACAAGGATACGAACACGCTCGCAGCATTTCCTTTCCGGATAGAACAAGCGCAACAGCCGCGCAGGCAGCCAAGATGCCGCTACCCTGAAAATCGAAACCCAGAGGCCAGCTCCTTCGCTCATGGTCGGGTGCTATGCCTCTTCAGATATTCGCGGCAGACCCGGACGCCTCCGCGAAGCGCTTGCCGAACGCCTTCATTTCCGCAGCCAATTCCGATGCCCCGAAAGCCAATGCGATCAATTCCGCGTTCATAATGCCTCGATAGAAGTAATTCCAAGCATCTCGACCGTACTTGAGCATGTTAGGCGTGCCCAGCAAGCCGGAAACATGAAAATGTGGCGGGTCGCTGCCGTACATATCCATGATTTGCGCAGCCGATGCGTGGACAAAACCCGAGTAGGCGTTACTTAGATTCTCTTGCACGTCGTGCACGAGTGACGGATTAGTCGGCTTCAACATAACGCGGGTCACATAAGCCTGAATCTTTCGACGGGGCACCATGTCCGGCTTCTTTTGCCGCGCAAGGGTGTTGGTCGGATCAAGGAATATTTCGGTGAAAAACGCCTCTAGATACCGCGTGTGCAGGTCGGTCAGCTGACCAGTGATAATCGCGCACGTTAGGAACGCTATGTCCTCTTGGATTTCGTCAAGCACCCGATGTATCGACGCCTGCTCTTGTATCAGCCCCCGAAGCAGCAGCGCGTCCACAGCATGTAGCCCCGATATGCAGCGGGCCAGCTTCAGGACGAGTGCTTGCTGAATTGTTTTCTCGGCGTACCGGTACACGAACCCGTCTTTCCACGGCTTCTTTTGCGGTGGCGGCACTTGCTGCTCAAACACGCGAAATGCGCGCTCGATTTCAGCTAAAACCTCAAGAAACAGGCGGCGCATCATCCAGGTCGGAGAAAAGCAGTTTCGGGCAGTACACGATTTGCTTCCTCAAATGCTCATAGAAGCGTTCGTCTCCCGCGACTCTTCTCCTTCGCCTTGCAAGGATGTACGCGCACGCATCAGCCACTTGCAGCGGGCTGCTGTCGGTCTTCCCGGCGAACATGGCCGTATCGACAACTCGCTCCAGTGTGCGCAGCGTCGCGGTCGGCTGCGCCGCAGCCCACTCGTCGATAATGGGCGTCCGAAGAAAGTTGTGATACGCGCGGATCGCTTTGCTGAATTCTCCGTTTGCTTCGTGAACGATGATCGCGACTTCCTCCGGGCCAGCATGCAAGCGCATGAACTCGTCGACCATGGATGCGCAAGCCCCGGAAGCAGCTTGTAACGACGTAGTCACTTCCTCTCGATCTGCGGGCGACCTATTTCTTTTCGCTGCGGCCGTAGCCCGATCTACCACAGACACCACAACGAGAAAGCCGAACTTCTCGGGAATTTCGCAGAGTGCTTGCAAGAAGTGAAGTCTTTTTTCCTTCGTGTATTTCTCGCCGAACCCGCCGCCCCCGTTCATCAACTGAGTGGCGTGGAAGCAGAAGTCTGGCCGGTCATCCGGCAGAGCAAATTCATCAGCCATATCGCTCAGATAGCGCTCAAGCATCTTCCACTGCTTGTCAGCATCAACGAGGATGCCTGCGACCACAAGGAACGGCTCCTTCGCTGCACTACCAATGCCGGATTCGTCGAGGTACGCGAAGCGCGTCACGGTGCCTTGCCGAGCAAAGTCGATGCTTGTACCAAGTGCGTGGCAGCCGTATCGATCGAACGCTCAGCCGACGCAAGCTGTTCCGCGACAAGCCGCAATTGTGCGGACTGCTCGGCCGATGCGCTGATGGTCACGATTGCAGCCAGCTTCTTCACGCGAAGATGCGTCTCGATTAACGCGTTCGCTTCAACCTCTAGCGCTTTCTTCGTTTCGTTGATGCGTTCCATTGGCGCGTCACTCCCTTCAATTCAGGCTCGCACTGCCAGCCGGCAGCCACAACAGCCGGATATCGTCATCGACCTTGGAAACCGCGTTGCGGATGTCCGCTGTCAATGATGGGCTGCAATCCTGCCGTGCAAGATTGTCCAGCATTTCCGATCTGACCCCCGAGAGTTGGTCCCGAAATCTCTCGGCCACACACCCCGAGCACTCGCACGTCGCCAGTGCTTCGGCCAATTCCTGTTCATCGAGGATGCGGCCACGAATGATGGCGCGGCGACGATTCATGCCGTTGCCGCCTTCCCGACCGCCCACAACGGCCAGCACGGATCTTCACTCGGCAACGTGGTGACGCGATTCGAATTCCTCACTCCGAGCGATGCGTGCAGACGAACCACAGCAGCCGGCACAGTCGGCCAGCCTGATTCATATGACTCACCCCGCCGACGCGCGCGCCATCTGGCAGTGGCTTGGCGCTGGGCTTCCCTCCGCTCATCGTCGCTCATCCGCGTGCGTTCACCGAATCCACGATGGCGCCCGTCGCGGTGGGCGGCCCGTAGCTTGTCGCCCAGATCCCGATATGGTCCGCTCGCACCCAACGCGCGCAATGCCTTGATGCGCTTCGAATGCGCCTTGCGCCTTTCAGGCGTCCAGCGAGCGATGTTATGCGGGCGCGCCATGATCACTCCACATCTGGCAGGATCGGCGACGGATAGCACCGGCAATTCGGGAAGCACCCGGGGTGAGCTCGGATCCCGTACTCCGGACGACTTGCCACGGGTGGATCAGTCCAGGCAAATACCTTGCCGTTCAATGCTCGATGCTCTTTGCGGACATCGGAATCTCGTGATGTCTTCCACATGTAATGCGTGGATCCGACGCTTTCGGCTCGGACTTGCACGAGCATCGATGACGCGCGCGCAGTCTCCGTGCGGGCGATTCGGATAGCTTCGACCTCGGTGATATCGCCTAACTCGCGGATTTGCCCCACCAACGATTCGGAGCGCACACCGCTGATTTGCGCCTCGGTGACGATTTCCTGCACCTGACGCGCGGCCGTTTCTGGCAGAGTCGTTATGAGGTGAACGTTTTCTTCGCGCAGCTTGTTCAGAAGGGGGCCAATATCGGCACCGCGAATTTCGGCCCTCAGCCCTTCGCTGATAGCCTTGCTGTGCTCCATCCAGGCTTTGAGGTTTCCAGCGCTGAGGCTGCCAAGCATTCGGCCAACCTGCCGATTGGCCCACTGGTGCAGCTCGGGGGATTCGGCGAACCGCTTCAACGTCTCTTGCAGCGTCGTGGTTGTTGCAAGTTCAGCGGCAGTCGGCCGCGTCAGGTCGGGCTGCCGTTCAACCTCCGCTAGGAGCTTCCGCGCCTCGACCGTGGCTATCGCGTCCGCATGTTCGTCGATGATCTGACGCAGACGCCTTGCCAGCGACTTCAATGCACGTTCGTAAGCAGCATCAGCAGCACGAGGGGCGCGCTCCCACACTTGGCGCGCCTCTTTAACCTCGCGCCGAGCCTCCCTCCTGGTGGTCCGCTTACGTTCAGCCATGGCCTAGCGCTGCATCGAAATCAGATCGTTCTCGCGGAGCACTGGAGCCGTATCGATACCTTGACGCCGACACCATGCGAAAAATGCGATCGGGTCCACGTCGAAGATTGCACGGTCACGGACTTGCGGGTCGCGAAGCGGCATGGGGCGCAGCGGGTTGTGGTTCCGATTCCACATCTGACGCTCGGCAAACTGTTTCGCCTGTTCGCGGCTGATGTTCGGCGCAAATTCGTCAGATCGCTCACAGGCAAGGGCGATCAGATCGTTTCGGGCATCGCGCACGTGGACGAGTGCTCGATGCCGGTCTGTCTCGGGGGCGTCGTTGATCGGCGTCGCGTCGAGCTGTTTGGCGAATGCTTCCACATCACGAGGGGCCATATCCTCTCGCGCCTTGCGCATCTGCGCCTCGCGTTTGCTTTGCTCCATGACCATGTGCAATCGATCGGCATTGTCGAGTTGCGTCTGCAACGTGAAGAATGCGCGCGGGCTGTAGCCGAGTGCCAGCATCGCAAGACCGCGAATCGTGCGCTCGGCTTGTGCATACTCTTGCGCGATCGGAGGCGGAATCATCTGTCCGTATTCGCTCGGCTTGCGGACTTGTTCAGGAACCTTCGCAGCTTCCTCGCCACGCAGGCGGGCATGCGCCTCCTGCTCAGCAATAACGGCATTACGGTGCGCAATGGCGCGGGCGTTCTGGGCTTGAATCATCGTGTCCATGTGTTTTCTCTTGAAGGTGAAAGGGTGGGGCTATATCCAGGGTGTTCGGCGCGTGTGGTGGACCGAATTCGCTATGCGAGGAGCGCGCCGTTACAGATAGACAGGGAGCCCGTAGAGGGTCGGTCGGTCACTCCCGACTGATTTCGATGTCACGCTTGGCGAGGGGGCCGGTGCAAGACTCGGGCAAGGTGCTGGCGACTGGTGAATAGTTCGAATCGTGATGCCAGTCACTCGGACCGAACACGCGTTCGATTTCGTCCTGCACGGTGCCCACGCAGATATCCGGGCCGGCGCCGCTCGTGACTTCGAGGCTGCCGGTCGATTCCAAATTGCCTTCGGGTTTGGTGATTTCCATTTCGTGCTCCTGTCGATTAATCGCTAATGCCTTGGTCAAACGGGGGACCCCACCACGCGCGTCCGTGTCCAGGGATACCGATCGGTGCCTGTCCGATGTTCAGAGTCAGCGCGCCGGCTCCGATCATTCGGGAGATGTGCGAAAACTGCTGCCCGTAGATCGTGGTATTCCAGAATGACGATTGCGGATCGGCCTGCGCCACGTCATACGAAATCGACAATTCGCCGACCGTCTTCGATGCAATCACACCGGGGCTCATGCCGGGCGGCGCGCCGTTCGCGCCCTCCGCCAATGCAATAGCCTGCCGCGTCGTCATGTGCGCGCAGTAGAGCATCGCGCCCATGTCCTGCTGAGCACCCCAACGGCACGCGGGCAGCACGGAATATGCGAACGTCAGCCAGTTCTGAACGATCACGTCCGGAAACTGCGTCGCGCTCGTAAATTCAGGGAACGCGGATCGGAATTGCGCTACGGTTACGCTCATAGGGCACCTTCGGCGTATGCCTGATCGATCAGAGCCTGCACGTCGGACACGGATCCGATAACCGACGTGCAGCCTGCGGTGGATTGGCTCCGCGGAGCGGCGTCGCGAGTCTTTTTGGCCTTCTGCGCTTCCCAACGACGCGTCACTTCGTCCTGGAAGGCCCGATTGGCTTCGGCAGCATTTGCGAACCTCGGCGCGCTGTCGAGAGTCAAGCGGATCATCCGGTGGCCGGCCTTCATGGCCTCGATGATCTTGTCTCCACTCGGGAACATCTCGCGATGGATCTGCATCTTCAGTGCCGTGAATTCGTCGAATTCGGCGCGTTGCTGTTCGGGAGTCATTGCGTCGTCTCTTTTGGTTCGGGCGCAGACACGGGTTCGGGCGCTGGCGTGTCTTTCGCAGCTTCGATGTCATCGCCAGTGATGTTCGACATGACTCCGGTCACGATCGACTGCTCTTTCAACTCTTGAAGCGCAGTCTTCAGGCTGATGGCGCCGGACTCGAATGCGGACAAGATCGATTCGATATTCTTCGCGGCAACTTCGGATTTCTCATTGCTCTGCAATTGCCACAGGGGGTTGAACACCAGGCGGGAATTTTTCCATTTGATCCCGATGCTCTCGGCGACGAGTCGATAGACCAGGGTAAGCGGTTCCAAGAGCGTGTCACGTTGCAAGGATCGAACGCTGTCGTAGTAGTTACGCATGTCAGACTCGCCCGTGGCGTTCAGGCCGGCAGGCGGAATGCCAAACAGACGCGTCATCGGGATGCCTAACGCGCCGCTGCACTGGCGTCCGAGTTGATCCAGGAAAAGATCCAGCCCGGAAAATCCGTTGCCGCTCGATGCATCGTGGAATTCGTCGTTCTTGTCGAGTAGTGTGATCGCTTCGCTGTTTTGAAGCCGCGCCATCTGCAAGAAGTACTTTTCGAGATTGATTGCGCCTTGCCCACCCTCGGCAAGAATCGAGCGCAGCCCATCGACTTTGACGGTGCGCAGGTAGGAGAACCGCACGAGGTTCGTAGCACTCGCCGTTGCCAGGTTGTAGGCCATCAGACGGTCGTATGCCGTTTCGAGGACCGAGACACCCCACAGATTCTCTTGAATCAGAGTCCACGAGGGTTGCCAGCCGGCGCTCAGTCGAATGCATCGCGTGTTGTGAATCGTGCGACGTGGGCCCAATACAAAGTCGTCCGTGGTCGTGTACGTCTCGGGCCAGCCGAGTCCGGACGGGTTTGTGATGTCCGTGCAGATACGCTGTAGGCTCGGTTCGAGGAACGGTCGATCTATGACGCGCAGGCCGCAGAATTGTTGTTTACCAATGGTTTCGAGTCGCAACGGGTTTTGCGGTTCCTGCCATTGGATCAGCAGTTCCACGATGCTCCCGCCATACAGGCGAGCGGACTTCATGCCGTCTTGAAGCTTGCTGTAGATCTTCAATCGGAGCACCTCGGCTTCGATCCGCTCGCATTCTTCTGGAGTCAGATCACCCACGATGCGCGCGCCTTCGCGGGTGGCATCGACGGGGATTGCATCCACGGCCTGCTTGCAGAGGAAGTTGCCGCGATACGCGAACGCCAAGACAGGCCAGATTCGCGTGAGCGGACTGAAACCCTGCTCCATGCTCGAAAGCTGATTCTGAATCCCAGAACCGAGCCCGAGCTGGAACGGATAGCTGATTGCCGCATCGCGCGTCTTGCGCGCCTCGGATGCCGTCGAGGTTTCGGCGATGCTCCGCGCAATCAGGTTGATGCGTTCGTCGGTGGCAGCGTCGGCGAACTTTCCGGCGCTGATTTCTTCGCGATCCATCGTATCGACTAGTGCTTGCGCGCCGTCTTGCGCCCATTGCTTGCGCATTGCGCGGTCAGCGTCCTGCACGCGGGCGATTGCAGGGGTAGCGTTGAAGGGCGCCGCGTCGGCGGTGCGTGCGTCTTGAATCCGTTTGCGGCCGGCGCCTGGGCGACGACCGCCCCATCCGTTTGCCATGGTTTTCAACCTCGGAAAATCTTGATTGCTGTCGCTATTTTACAACGAAACTCAAAGCAGCAGGGGATGCTTTGAGTAACTGTTGAGTTAGGTTGAGTCGCGTTGAAGTGCGTTGACGAAAATCAAGCGCTGCGAGGCATGATTACTGCGGCTGCATCGAGCTTTTCCCCTAGGCTCTTGGTGCCGGTAGCGCCCGGCTCTGTCGTCATCCCCTGCAATTTGCGCATGATCTGGCGCTCACGTAGGCGTCGCTTGGTCTCATTCGAGAGCGGCACGAAGACGCCGTATCGTTCGCGAAGAGCATCGCGCACATAGGAAGCATTCGGATAGTTCGCCACCAGATGCAGCAACTCGCCTAGTGGCGCGTCCAATACGCAGTCCTGATCCTTGCGCCAATACACGGGGGACTGCGCGTCCGGGGCCATCATGGATCCGTCAGAACCTACGTTCCCGCGCAAGTCGATATGCCAGCCGTAGCCGTTACGATCGATGCGCTCGATGATCTGCCGGCCGATAGCTAACGAGTCGATCTTCGGGGCCTCAGGGGACTTCTGTCCCGGCGCTGGCCGATCGCGGATTGCAACCAGGCGTAGCCGGGCGCTCTGCTCGTTCGTCAGTTCTCCACCGGGAGACCTGTACCAGACGCAAAGCGATTCAAACAGGCGCGCCTGTTCCGGGGTCAATTCGTTGTCGGCCATAGCGCACGCACCTCGTTTCGTACTTCGCTGCTGATGAAATACTGATCAATCGGAATTCTTCCAAGATCAAACAGCCATTGCTTTAACACGACGCGATCCCGTTCGATCGGGGTCACTGCACGCTGCGGGCCCAGTGTCCCATCGGGCAGCTTGTCACGTATGTATGAGCGTCCGGCATCGATGACCCATATTCCATTCGCGCATCGCAACCCGGGCGGCGGCGGATCGTTCGGTTCTGCATCGTCACCAAGCACCGGAAGCCGTTCACCCGGTGCGATGCTGTATCCCCATGCCGTCATGCCCGGGCATGAAGGAATAGGCATGTCGCCCGGCTCCGGTGTCGGCACCTCGGTTGCGTATACCCGGTCTTCTATCGGCCGATCGGTAAGCGTGACGTGGATGCGATTGCGAACCTCGTCCAACGCGATACCGAGTGCCGCATCAGGATCCAGACCGACAGATGCCGGAGCATCGGCCCACTTGCTGCCCCATACGCGCATCGTCTCGGCGTTCGGATCAGGGACATTCAAACTCGTGAAAGCGCGCGATCCCGAGTCGATCACGTCGTCATGCTTACCGAGCGGAAATTCGAGCATTTCTTGTTTCAGCACGCCATTCCAGTCCCCGCGCACCATCGATACCAGTCCAGCATTTACCGCAGCGGCGAACGCAGCCGCACGCTGCGGCTTGTTCCCAAGATCGTGCGAAGTCTCGAACACGATGTTGCGGCCAGCAAACTTCTTCGCAAATACGTTCGCCTGAAAGAGACCCCCATCGTTAGGGTTCGTCGGGTAACTCAGCTTCACGTCGCGGCCGTCACGGATCGCGGTAGACAACATGCGTTCAAGCACCGTATCCGGTAGCGCCTTGAACCGAACCGCATCGCGGATAACGTAATCCTCTCGGGCACGATGACGACCGATCAGAACACCCACGCTGAAGTCCGACCGATTCCCGATGGTGCCGGCCGTGTCCCATCCGCGAACCCAGTCATATGCGCGCGCATCGTCCGGCAGCGCATCGATTACGCGAATCTTGTCCGCCTTGAATTGCACACCCTCAGCGGGAACCGGCTCTTGCTGGTATTGCCCGCTGAAAGTCACAGGATCGGCGATGCGCTCGGCAATCAGAACCGACAGGGGAAGCTGATATTCGAAAATGCTGGACTCTTCGCCGGTCCCGGGATCGGTGATCAGCGCTTGAATCTTGATGTGCTCCCATCCGGCCGCATCGCCGTCGCCACCACTGAGCAAGTGTCCGGGAAGATCGTCGATGTGCGTCCGCTGTTGGATTACGACTTGCGGCGTATGCAAACGATCGTTGCGCCGGCTCTTCAATTGCTTGTGATAGAACGTGAGCATCTTCTGACGGTCGGCACTCTGCAATTCATCCTGCGCCTTGCTCATGTCATCCATGAACAGGCCACCCGCCCAAACGTATCTCCCATCGTCAGGTAGCTGGCGACCACAACCCCATCCGAGCACGGCGGATCCGACACCTACAGCAAACACCTGTCCACCTTGCACCGTACGCCAATCACCTTTCGCCTTCGTCGCTTCGTCAAGATCGATCCCCGGGAAGACTTCACGGAAGACCGCCGACATGACGATGTTTCGAACCTCGGCACTCTTGGCCTCCGACAGGTCCAGGCCATATGCCGCATAGATATTCAGCGCTCGCGGATTCAGTCCGAATCCGAATGCAATCGCATACTGCGCGAGCGTGGTCTTCGCCGTGCGAGGGGGCATGTTGATAATCAGCTTCGTGCATTCACCCTTGAACATCCGGTTGAACGCCTCGAACACCGGCCCGTGAATGGCCTCGCAGTATCGGAATTTCTTTCCTTCGATCGCATGGAACACGACGCGCACGAACATGCCGAAGTCACGCCGACATTCCGCGAGCAACACCTGCCGGTCAATCTTCGCCTGCTCTTCGGGTGTGCGCTGTTTCGGCGCCACCTTCGCCGGTCTTCCCCGTCCGCGTGTCACTGCTGCCATACCCTGCCCCTTCACTGCACGTCCACCACATCATCCGCAAGCCCGTACTGCGCCCGCACGCGCCTGCGCGCCTCGGCAAACTCGTCCCCCGTGATCTGCAAGACCGTAACGGCATGCTGGACAGGTCCGCCGTTGGCGCCCGTGTGTTCCACGACGGCGGGCTTGTCCAATCCGCCTAGCTTGCGTTGCTGCTCCCGGTTCCGGTCGATATGTCGCTGCGCCTCATTCGCCGTCGCCGTCAGATCGGCCACAGGGAAGAACAGAGGACGCCCCAGATCGTCCAGCACGGACTTACCGTTGCGGTCTACCGCGGCCGCGAATAGCTCGGCACCTGCTGCTCTCCGCGCGCTCAGCGCGTTGTCGCGCATCAGCGTCCAGGTTCTTTCCTCGTCCTGTAGCCTCGCCAGCAATTGCGCCCGTTGCTCGGCTGCGTCAATCGGGGCCTCTTTGACCAAGTACCGGCTGGCAACCTGGTCCACGGCGTTGCGCGATATGCCCATCCGCGCGGCGATCTCGTGGCGTGGCTCAGCCTTCAGGATTGCGTCGATGATCTGCCGGCGCCGAGCTTCCCCGGGTGTTTCGAATACGGCTAACTGCCCCCGTTGTCCGAGCGCCGGTTTCCGGGGCTTGCGAGGCGCCGGGACTGTCCGGACAGCGGCAGGCGACGGCGACGCAGCCACGGGGCTGCACTGGGCTGCCAGGGGCATATTCATCAGGATGGGGTCGTTTGGGTCGATCATTTTTTACAAAAAAAAATTCGTTCAAGAGTTAAGGCACGTTCGACACTTGGTGCGGCCGGGCGGAAAATGGGACCCGTTTCACCACGTTGATCAACGTTGATCGCCGTTGAGAAGGATTCATTATCCTCGTGTCATGCTCCATATTATCCATGTGGATCAATGCGTTAGCATTCATTGAATGCTTTGAACAGTGGTGGTGTACGCGCTGTGTACGCATTTTAGCTCATTTCTGACTAAACCTGACGAGGGTGCAGCACGCTCAACTTCGGGCGAACGTGCAGCGGCCGTGCGCTTGAGTGTTGATGCTTCCAGGTGCATTCGGCAATTTGGATTTCTGCCAGCATTCGGCATTCGGCAATTGGCATGCCTCTAGGCATTTGCCGAAGATTGCCGAATCGGATTGCCGAAGATTGCCGAACTTTGCCGAAGATTGCCGAA